ATCCACTCATTACCGTGGCCAGCGTGGTTTTCATTTAACTTTTCATCAGCTTCCTTCACTTTGAAGTTATCCTCACTGATGACGAGTGCCGAATCAGAGAGTTGCCTCTCTGCCTCAGAAGATTCTTGCAGACTTTCCATTTGACCTTGGATAGTTTGCAGAGCCTCTTCTAATTTGTTGTTCTTATCATTGGCGACCTTGGATTGACGCTTCAGGTTGACGTTCTCCTTCAAGAGCTTATCAACCTGACGGAGCAGAGCTTGATTCTTCTCTTCCTGCTGCTCGCCAAGGGACGCGAGAACTTCCATGCCGTTCATTTCGTCTTGCTGGGTGTTCTCTAATGCAAACATCGAACGGACAGTTTCGAACATTTGTGCGTTACGGAACGTCTCGTTTTCAAGCTCAAGCTCTTTAAGGGCTTGCTCTTTCAGCTTTTCGATGTTACCACGAATAAAAGATTGGACCTTCGTGGACAGGTCACTAACTTGCTCTTCGACGCGCTGCTCAATGATGACAGCGACAAGCTCAGATACCTTTTCGAGAGTGCTTTCATCCAGACCCTCAGGGAGGTACTCAGCAACCGAATCTAAAATTTCTTTGCTTTGCGACATTTTAAACCTCTATGTAGGTATGTAGGGTACTTGTGTATTTTTAATACAGATTATTTTTTCTTACCCTTCTTACCACCAGGAGTTACCTTACCGCTGCAAACAGCAGAGGCATACATGTTAGCGTAAGCCGAAGGATAAACATCAAACTTACGCTTTGCAGCAGCTTTGCCCTTCGGACATAACTTGCCTTCAATTATTTGACCAAGCCTTTCAAAGGCTTCTCTTTTCTTATTAGCTTTCTTAAATGTAGAAACCATGGTAGGTTTACCTCCTGGATTACCCGCTGCTCTCTTACGTCTAACAGCGGACTTTCTTTGACCCTTACTCATACGAGCAGCTTTCGCAGCAGGCACACACTTCGGATACCCTTTGCGTTTCTCACCTTTCGAACGACCACAGGGTTTAAAGCCGCCACCCTTTTTAGGAGCGCCGATATCAACCCAACGTTGTTGAACCCACTTACGCAGGTCTTCTACAAGTTGTGTTCGAATGTCTGTCATTTCTTAGTAGAGCCTTCCGGCTTTTTCTTTTCAACGTGATGGCCATTGCCATTTCCGTTTGCATCCGATGCATCCGCAGCACCTTCAGACACGATAGAACGTAAATTTTGCATTAAGGCTGTGGCTACGAGAGTCAGTAGTGCAGACGCAACCGAGACTTGATCATCAGGAATGGCTCCTGTGCCAAGCATCACAATGAATCCACCGATAAGTAAAACGAGCAGAGCAGGCGTTGTAAGAGCGATGTTTGT